AGTAGTTGTATGCATACTCTAATTTAAGACTATCTTTATATAACTCGAAGAGTGTGGGAGCAGCGTCATCGAGCCACTGGGGAGAGAGTTTACGAATTCCTGCAGACAAGGCTCCAGCAGTCTCGGCGCTGAGTGCCGCTTCACGATCAGCTGCAGCTTGACGGTCTGCCGCGGGTTGATATATCTGCTCTTCTAGAAGTTGTTGAAGCTGGAAGGCTTGTACAAATTGTTGATAGAATTGATTATCTTCTTCACTCAGGGTACCGCCGCTTTCTAAAATCCCCCCGAGGCGCAACGCGCGTTGCTCTGATGTTTCTTCGTTACCTGCCATAATCTATCCGCTTATTACTTGCAGAACCTCATCCAATGGAAGCGGGATAAGGAGTACATCTCCATTCTTCACGTGTGCTTCAGTGGGCTTGCTATTATACAATGCGATAACCCACCAATACTGAGCATCATTATAATGCTTTAGCGCCAATTTGTAAAACCGGTCGCCAACTTTCCATATATGCTGTATCCGCATGAGGTCAGCGCGATCGGATGCACCAGGCGACTCAAGCTGGGGAGTGCCGTATTGGCGGATGTAAGGAACCTGGCGTTGCTCTAGAATACTTTCATAGGATTCGCTCTGGTTGCGGAAGATTGTTTTGTTGTTGTATCTGTTTCCCATGTGTTATTAATCCCCGCACATGCCGAGATCGCGGAGTTGTTGGCCGTGTTCACCGTAACAGGCGCCCATCTGTACTTCAGCCACCTCATCCTCATCATTGTTTTCACCCGCAACTTCGCCGACATCAGCCTGAGCGTCGGCGCCTTGATTTAGGCGTTCTCGGCGTGCGGCGATGGCGTCGTCTATTTGCTCCTCAGTGGGGTTGTCGGTCTGGTCCAAATTTCCATTGGCGTCGTCAGTAGTCTCCGCGGTGGTTCGGGGGCCGGCGACAAAGCCCTCAGGCGGTGGGGGGGCGATAAAAGCATTGGGGAAAGCTTCATCCGTCCCGAAGGAGCCACCGAAAGTAAAGTTGGTGCCGCCGATGCTGCCGGCTGTTGGCGCCCAGCCGACTAGGTGTGTGTGAAGCACTGTGAACGTAAAACTCAAGGATAGCTTCTTAGGAAAGTAATTCTTTACAGCGATCGAAGATTGACTTTCCACACGCTGACCGGGGATGGGTCGGGAACGTTCCACCGTGGCGGATTCCAGTCCTCGCAATATAAAGCCTCCCTCAGTAACCTCAGGGCTATAAGCTAAACCGCCATTGATGTAGCCAATTAATTTTTCATCGCTATTGTTGGGGCTCGAAATTAGATTTGTCCACTTCAAACCGAGAAGAGGTCCTGACTGGAGAGTGTTTTGTTGTACCATGGCGCCCGCGGCATAAAGAGGATACATAAATTTAATTAGTTGCCGGACCTTATCCATGTTGTCTATAGCATGTTGTTTATCATCATTTGGAATATCAAAGGCCAACTGAATGCTTCGTCCTGTTCGTTGATAAGTGGCCAGTGGATCCATTCGTCCATAAACCGTCTCTTCCTGCCACTGAGAAGTATAGGTATCACTAAAGTTTGTCACCCATCCTTCAAAGGTAACCGCCTTGTTGGTGGGAAGATGCCAAATCTTAATCTTAAAAAAGGGGTTTTTGCGTAGCGCTGGATATGGATTCATTTTATTTATCTCCTAACCAAAGGGTGTCATTCCCGATGCATTAACTATAGACGCGGCAAATTCTTGACCATCGTCGAGTGTCAACATAACTCGTTGGGTGCCTCCGCGCGAGATATCCTCACGCAAACCCTTTAGTTCAGCCACCACAGCTGTTGCCATGTTAATGGACTCTTTAGTGTCCGCTGCGTTAGTCACATACGTGCCATAAGGGAGCACCGCTGTTTCTGGTCCATGTTCGTTCAGTCCCACAGCAGCATAAAGTTTCTCAAGGAAGCTTCCGCCACCCTGCGCAGGTTCGGGATTTACTTCGCCCCCCGGAGCTAACATCATATCCGGGCGCCTGGAGCCTGCTTTGAGCGCTGCGCTCTTCTTGGGACCCAGATTTACCAGACCTCCCCGAGCCAACATCGTGTCGGGGCGACGAGAGCCTCCTCCTGCAGAGCCTCCTTCTCCAGGGCTATCAGCGGCCCAAGCCATTCCTCCTGCCATGGCGCCTCCTGCCGCGGACACGCCAGCAGCTGCCAACATTGCGCCGGCGATTGGCCAGCCGAGACCGCCTGTCGCCAACATTACTGCGCCTGCCATGGGTACCAGCGCAGCTGCGAGGGCGATCGAGACCACGGCCATTACTTTACCAAAAGTATTCATCCTATCTACCATCGACCCAATGAATTTCGCAGCCTTACCAAAACCCTTCACCATCGGAATCACCACGTCCTCGATAAAGGGACGCATATCGATAGCCATCGCCATCATAGCTGATTTTATTTGGCCAAGCATCGTCTGGACCTCTTGTGCCTGGTCTGCGAGGGCTTCTTGTTCCATCGTTTGTAGCTGCATTTCAGCCGTTGACATTTTCATGATTCTAGATGCATCTTCCACCGACATTCCTAGTGCTGCAGCCATTGCCTGCTTCTCAAATCGATTCATGGCGTCAAATTGAATGCCAGATGCGTCAACAGATGACTTCAGAAGGTCAATTCGTTCTGCCTCGGACGCGTTCAACATATCAATAGAATTAAGATAGGGACCGCCCATTATGGCGTTAAGGCGACCCACAGATTTGGCGGCGCCGTCAAAGGTATCAAACTGTTTGGCGTAGCCCATAAGGGTGCCGACTTCAATACCAGTTGCCTTTGCTTGCTTAGCCAGATCTAAAAAGACATTCTCTGCATTAGCTCCATATTTCGATAATTCCTTAAATGAACTCTGAAAATCAGCACTCATCTTCTTCATTGATACGCCAAGAGATTTGGCACTTCCGGCGAGCTTGCGTACAGTGGCACCTAGAGCATCAGGTCCGTAACCTAGGGAACGGGACAATTGGTCCATTATCTTGGCTGAGGATCCTGCATCTACTCCAAGCTTTTCAAGGAGCACTGTGGTCTCTGCAAGATTGCCGCGCTCAGTTTCACTCAATTCTGTAAATCCTGAGAACTGCTCGTAGAGGGTACCGAAAGCTTTGGCGGCTTGAGCAGACGTTACCCCCGCTTCGAACGTCCGACGTTCCAATCCAGTAATTTCTAGGTTATACTGTTTGCTGGCGCCTGTTGCGGTGCGGAAACTCGATATCGCTTCGTCTTGAGCCGTAACAAGACCCGCGATCGTATTTCTCATTTTCTTCAAGCCAGCCTCAACTAGCTGTATAGCCTTCATCGCTGCTTGCATTTTCATCTGCTTCTTCACGTTCTTCATGACTTCTTCCATGTCGGCGTTCTCATCTTTTGCCTTTTGTATTACTTCTCCAATCTTAAACATCTGCATCGTCATACTGTTGGCAGGTACTTCTAAGCCAAGCATCTGGGTGCCAAGCCGTGAAAGATTTTGAGTCAAGCCTTCCTCGGCGCCTAATTGTTTATTAGTGTTTTTATACGCCTTATTAAGATTTTTAATTTTGGCTGCGTATTTCTCTGTATTACTGGCTAGCTTCTTATCGAGGCGGTCCTGGTCTCTTTTGTTCTTTTTGCTTTTCTCGAATTGCTCTCGCGCGCTTTCCTGTTGCATTTCCAAGTCGGCGGCGGCGGTGCGGCGATCAGTGGCGAGCTTTTCTTCGGCTTTGGCTGCTTTTTGCTGATATTCCCTTTCGATCGAGAATCCCAAGTTTTTGTAAGCCTGCTCCAGATCCTCGACTTTTTCCTTAGCGCGCTCGAGGGCTTTTTCTTCGCTGGCAAGGTCTCCGCCGGGACGTGTAGCGCGGGATCGGGCTCGGGCAGGTGTGTCGGTGGTTTTATCCGACCCTTGATCATCCGCTAAACGCTGTAGAAGCTTATTAAGGTCTTGGATTGTTTTGTCGGTTATTTCAGCCATTTAGATTTTATCCCTTATTGAATGAAGGGCCACCTCAAGCCTGTTTCATATTCAAATTTGCGTACAGCATCGTCCAATTGATATTTGGATGTCATCGTCTGGGCATCATTGAGACCGTGTTTAACATAGGAATCCATGTAGCGCTTCTCTCGTTGGAGCGCTGAAAAGAAAGACATTATCTGACTCTGATTGCCTGTTACTGAGACGTTGGGTGTCAGGTTGGACCCCCCATGCAACGCTTGCATCAAAAAATAGACATCATTGGAAAAATCACTATAAACGTCTTCGGTTAAGGAAACGTTATTCTTGTGATTTAGATTAAATTTAAGCGTTCGAGACATAGGCGGGGGTCCTCTTACATAAATAGTTATAAACCAAAAAAGGCCGGCTATTTGCGTCCCATAGCTTTCTCGACTTGGTCGTGTTCTTTTTTATACTCTTTAATTAGTCGTTCAACAAACCAATGTCGCAACCGAATAGGGAGGTTATAAGCCTCAAAGAACGACCAGCCACCGTGATGTTTTAAGACAAATAACTGTTCATAAACATCAGCTTGGTAATCATGCGCTAGGCCAAAAAAACTCTGCCGTTAACGGCATTACCACCTTTCCGTTATAGGCACACTCTGCGCACGAGAATTCATGGCTCAAATCAATATCGGGCTTAATATACTCATACATGTGCCGCAGGTGGCGGGAGTCTTTTGCTGGCATCAAATCCACAAAGCGGTCGATCATTGAGCGCTCGTCTACTCCATTCAGCGACGTAATAACAGCTTTCAACAAATCAGTACTGTTGGTATCGGGAAGCTTAAGTTTCTTTTTGCGTGCGGCAGCAGCCACGAGGCGTTGCTCGTTGCCCGAAGTTAAAAGACACACTTCAACAGTTACACCGGTTACAGGGAGATCAAACATAAATGTACCATCACCTGTTTCTTGTATCTCTTCTGGGATATCTGTAACATGACGTAAGGAAAGAGTGTCTAGATCGAACTCCGCCTCATTGGTGAGACCACAATCAGGGCACACAATCCGTGTAGTATACTCAGCTCCGAAACCGCTAATACGTGCGGCTACAATTAGTGCATTTTTATCACCGATTAAAAAATCATCCAACTTAAGTGTCTTATCAACCAATAGTGCTTGCAACATTCGATCAAGTGCAACTCCTTGGCGCAACAATGATTCGCTGGTGAGAATGTCTTCTTCTTTTGCTGTCATATAACGCAATTCAACCGTCTCCATTCCTGCGAGAGAAGAGTCATCCGCGTAAAATCTTCCCTGACTGGGGAGTTCCACAAATTCCGTTGGGGTTACAAAGGACAGGAGGTCCTGTGTGGGGAGTGTTGCCGCTGCAACAGACGTATCTTCAGGGGTTGGCGCTGCAAACCGCTCTGAGTTTCTTTTTCTAGCCATTAATTACCTACTTTCTTGTAAGTCGGCTCCGGCACCTAGCCAGCGGCTGCATCAACCGCGGGACCCGACTCATACCTAGCCCAATCATACCGCATTTCGACCGTAACATTAAGTAATTCCGTATCATTGTCATAACTTAAATCACCGAAAGTGGCGTTGGTCACAAAGGCATTCTCTAAGCGCCACGTACCAACAGTACCGCCCTCACCATTAACTTCTTCAATGGTGACAAGACCCAACTGCCGCAGCGCGTCGGCCTTATTAACAGTACCCGGGGCATGACCAGAATTGAAAATCTCTTCTTGTTTATTGGGGTCCAAATATCCCATTCCCGTCAGGGCGTTAAGGAGAAGCTGGTTGCTGTCAGGATTGACTGCGTTTACAATGGTAGCTGTTACTGTGTTCCACTCGACCGAGCCAGGATAGTAATAAGTGTTGCCCAAAAACTTATGGGGCGACTGTCCCACAGTGTAGCCGGGCTTTGTGACCGACTTTGCAAGGTAAGTAGCATACGTAAACTTTTGCTCAGCATTCACAAGTCCTGGGATTTCCAAGATAAAGCGATGTGCTCGTTTAGGCTCTGATAAAGCGCTGGTCCAAAATGGCATTGTATAAGTTCTCCTTGTAGTCCTAAGTTATATAGTGTGAGAGATTAAAACCTCCCCCAATATTAATCATCAAATGATGCTCCAGTTCGAGTGATATTGAAATCAATCGCAATATATTCAATTGCCCTTGTCGGCTTCAGGTAGATACGAGCATACATGATGTTCCTATCAACCAAATCCGGCGTAGTCGTTGTATCATCCAGGATGAGCTTATAATCCGACAGACCAAAGTTGGTCTTGATATCGGCCAAGATAGGCTCGACGCTAGAGATAAAGCGATTCCACGTAGTCTTCACGTTCGGATCGAACAAGAGAGTGGCGGCAACCTGAGAGATGCGCTTCTTCACGAAGATCATGAGCCGGCGCACGTTAATACGGTCCAGAGCGGAAGGAGTAACCTGCAGGGTCTTCTGACCGAAGATTACAATGCCTTCTGCGGGGAACTTAGCAATCGGGTTAATGTTTGCAGCATAGAGATCATCACGATCCTTACGACGCAGCTGATGGGATACATCAGTAACCGGAATACCAGCGGCACCCTCGGTAAGTCCACCGCGGTTAAAGCCTGCGGGAGCAAACCAAACCTGAGTCTTCTTTTGCGAGCTTGAGAAAGTTCCCAAAGCGGCAACAGAAGGCGGCAACCAAACCATAGCACCGTTAATAGTGTCGCGGCAGCGCAGCCACGGGTAGAAAGTACATGCGTAAGAGCTATTGATAGCCCGCGTACGCAGGTCATTGATAACCGTAGCCAACTCGGCAGCCGTATTATTGCGGGCTGACGTAGTGCCTTCTGCACGCGCCTTGTATCCACCCTGAACGTCGATAACCGCCAGAGCGTCGGCACGATCTTCACACACATTAATGAGTTGTGAAGTAAGACCGGGTTGCTTAAGTCCGGGGACGGTAGCAAGGTTCATCTCAACAATCTCGGGGTCGGCGAGAGAATCGATACTACGGCGAATAGTGTTAAACGTGTAGCTGGTATCATCCGTGGGGCTTGCACCGTCCCACTGACTATTGCGGAAGGGGTCAAGCTCTGTAATATCGAGCCCGTCGAAGCCACCATACATGGGTACAGTGAATCGATCGTAACCGGCGTCCAAGACGCCCGATACGGCGCCACTCGTATTAGTAAGAGCAGTACCGAGAGCATGTGAACCAGAAGCCCAGATACCATTTGCCTTCACATCGTCAAGACTAAAGTACATGGAGCGCTCACGAATGCCTGCGGAGCCGCCGGCGAACATATTTGCTACTTCGCCACCACGTGGTCGAAGCATATCAATAGTCGAGCCATCAAAGACAGTTCCGCCAGTTGTTCGACTGGTCTGCATACCAAAGTAAGCATCTTGAGTGTTGCTTAGATCGCCGTCCGAAGCGCTAAGTCGCAATTCGGGTGCGGGATAAGCGACGGAAGCCGTTAAAACAGATCCACTTACAATGAAAACTCCAGTGGTAACTGCGTCACCACCCAAAGTGCCGGCGGTCAGACTTGGGCGCCCCAATGATCCGGTAGTGCTCGCTCGCATGGCTGATCCTGTTATCCAGTTGCCCACTTGCTGCCTTTGACTAACATCGGCTTCATCATCATACTTGATGATTCCTCGGAAACCGAAGGGAAGAAGAGATGCATCAGAACCGACGACGTCTTCATTCATATCAACGCGGATATACTTGGAAACATTGTCCCAATCGCCCACCTCCA